ACATCTAAATAAAACTAACTTATGCGAAGAACAAAATATACAGTTATTTCATATCTTTGAAAATGAATGGTTAGATAAAAATAAAAAAGATATATGGATTTCTATTATTAAAGAAAAAATGAACAAAAATAAAATAATTAATACTAAACATACCATTATTAAAGAGGTCAATAAAGAAATATCTAAGGAATTTCTTGAAGAAAATCATTTAGATGGATATATCGATTCAAGTATTAATCTAGGTTTATATAAAGATGATATATTGTATTCTATAATGTGTTTTAATATTGAAGATGGGAATTCCACTCTTACAAGAATGTGTAATAAAATAGGTTATTCTTTAGATAATAGTAAAATATTAGATTACTTTAAAAACAAATATAAACCAGAAACCATTACTATAGAAGTAAATAGAAGATTTAATAATGGAGATAATCTGATAAAACTTGGGTTTGTTCATAAAGAAGATACAGAATGTAATTGTTTTTATTTTAGACCAAAGGGGAAGATTTTATTGCCATATTATCCAAGTAATACATTTGATAAAGAAAATAGAAGGATTTATGATTCAGGAAATAGGATATTTCTAAATAATTTAAAAAGAGTGTCAGATGAAGATAACTAAAGAATATATTGAAAATAATTTATTGACTAAGAATAAAGGTCTTAATGTTCAAAAACTTAAAAAACATAATATCCAAATATCAAATGAAGAGTTATACTGCATATATAAAGGTTTGGATTATGATAAAGAAAAAAATAACAACAAACAAATCTTCAAAGGTTTTACAAAAGAGTATATTGTAAATCATAAAAATATGGAAGTATCTAAAGAATATATTGATAAATATGTTATAAAATCAAATAATTCACTTAATAGTAATATAATGAGACAATTAAAAGAAAATTCAGAAGAACTGTATTTAATTTATCATAATACAGTGCCTCCCAAGTGTATTTGTAATAAAAAATTAAATTTTGTAAGTTTTGGATATGGTTATTCTCATTTTTGTGATGATTGTGCTAGAAAGAATCCTGAAAGATATAAAAAATCTCAAGAAACATTAAAGAAAACTAATCTTAAAAGGTATGGGGTTGAATGCACTTTTTCATTAAAAGAAAGTAGAGAAAAAGCCAAACTCACTAAAATAGAAAAGTACAATGATGAAAATTATAATAATTCAAAATCTATCTCTGAAACATTAAAGAATAAGACAGATGAGGAAAAACTAGTTGCTCATAAAAAGTCACGAAGAACTAGACTAGAAAAGTATGGTGATGAAAATTACAATAATATGTCTAAGATAAAACAAACCAAATTAGAAAAGTACGGTGATGAAAATTACAATAATTCAGATGTAGCACAACCAAAAAGACGCAAAACCATGGAAGAAAAGGGTTTATGGATTCCTGAGGATGAAATCTCAGCATGGAATAAGTACAAATACAAGGTTCAGATGTTAACAGAAAAAACTTATAAAGAGTATAAGGATGAAATAAATCCAAATGATTACGATAGAGTGCTTTGTGGAAGAGATGGATATCAACTTGATCACATAATTTCTGTATATAAAGGTTTCAGTGATGATATTAATCCGAACATTATAGCAGGAAAAGATAATTTACAAATGTTGCCTTGGAAAGATAATAGAAATAAGTGGTTTTAATAGAAGTTTTAATGAAAGAAATAATAGTGGAAATTAATCCACTATTTAGTTCGTTTTCTTCTTTTAGGTTTTTCTTCTTTCGGTTCTTCAATTTGAACTTCTAGTTCTGCAATAGGTGCTTCAACAAGTAATTCTTCTTTTAATTCTTCTTTAGGTTCTTGTTTTTTAACTGTTTTAATAGTTTTCTTTTGAGGTTTTGACTTAGGTGTTTCTTCAACCATAAATAATTCTGGTTTTGCTTTTACTAGTGCACTAGAATCCTGAATCTCATTACCTTTAATTAATTCAATGCTGTTTCCAGCAAAAAATACCTTTACTGTTTCTTTAATAATTGCCATATTTTTCTCCTTGTTTTATATTGTAAGTAATTATATAAATATTTATAAAATAAGGCAAAGGTGAAATATGAAAAATAAAAATTTATTAATGGAGATGTTAGAACGCCCTTTCTTGAGTGTACCAAAAAGCGAGGAAAATATGTCAAGTACTCCAACACCAGAACAAATAGAGCAATCTCTGGAAGATATAATACCTGTAGGTTTTTTGGATACAGGAGATACTAATATATATTCAGTTAGTGGTTCTAAGAAGAAGAAGCAAACACAACTTCAAAATGAATTAATAAAAACTTATAGAAGAATTGCGGCAACACCTGAGGTTGCAGATGCCATTGATGAAATAGTAGATGAAGCTGTTTTTAGTCCAGGTTCTGATGAAATTCTTAATATGGATTTTAATTCAGATATACCTCAAGAGATTAAGGATAAATTCGCAGAAGAACTAAAAGATATTATGAATAAAGTAAAACTTAATAAAAATATATATTCTATGTTCTTATCTTTTTATATAGATGGTCAACTAAATATTCACTGTGCTTATGATGAAATGGATATGGGAGGAGGCATTAAAAAACTTAATATTTTAACTCCTTTAGGTTTATCTTTTAATTATACTAAAAATATATGGGAATATATAGATTTATCTTATACTCAAAATCAATTTAGTGATCGTGATCAAATGAAAGAAAGATATTTTAGTAGAGAAGAAATTATAAGAATAGATTCTGGAATATATAATGATAATGTTATTTTAGGTAATCTTCATACTGCTATTAAACCAGCAAATATGCTTAATACACTAGAAGATATGCTTATTCCTATGAGATTTACTCGTTCTGTATCAAGAAGGGTTTTTAATGTGGATGTTTCTAATCTAAATAATAAAAAAGCAGAAGAGGTTATGAAAAATAATCAAGCGAAATTTAAATATAAGAAATTTTATGACTTGAATACAGGTACTATATCCAATCAACAACATGTTGCATCTTTAACAGAAGATTATTGGTTTCCAAATAGAGGAGGAGAAAAAGGCACTACTGTAGATACTATAGATGAAACTGGTAACTTGGGAGAATTAGGTGATGTTCTATATTTCAAGCGAAAACTATATACATCTTTAAAAGTTCCTACTAATAGATTAAATGATGAGGGACCTAGTGAGGGAGAATTTGATTTTGATACTACAAGTATTAATAGAGAGGAACTTAAGTTCTTTAATTTCATATCCAGACTGAGGAACCAATTTCTTGAATTATTTTATGAACTTCTAAAAAGACAAGTTATATCAAAAGGGATTGCCAAAGAAGAAGAATGGAATGATCTTTTACCTGATATAAAAATAAAATTTGTATCTGAGAATCAATTTTTTCAAAAAATGGAAAGAGAAAACCTATCTCAAGCAATAGATATGTATTCTAATATAGAAGCGCTAGCGGGTAAATATTTCTCATATAATTTTATCTTTAAGAATATATTTAAGATGAGTGATGAAGAAATAACTAATATGTCAGAAGAAATAGAAAAAGAGAAAAAAGATCCTAGATTTGCCAAATTTTATAATGAAGATGGTGATGACCAAAACTGGTAAGAATTATTTATGACCAAGGAAGACATACAAAATATTATTAATCCAAAGACAAATAGGTTACAATTATCAAAACTTACAGTATCTTTAGAAGAAGCATACTGTATATATAATGATATAAAAGAAAAACCTCTTTGCAAATGTAATAAAAAATTAAAATTTATTAATTTTAAAAAAGGATATTGTAGGAGTTGTGGAAGTTCTAAATGCAAAAATAAAAGACCCACTATATATAAAAAAGAATTAGATGAAGAAATTTTTAATGAATTATTCAAAGGTAAAGGTTTTAATTACAAATTGGGGCAAAAGTATTGCATTACACAAAAGGATTGTTATGATTTCAAATATCCTGGCAGAGAAAAATGTAAATGCAAAGTAAATAAAGAATTTATTAATTTTAAAATAGGATATAGGAAAAGATGTAAATGCAAAGAAGAAATAATTTTAACTAAAAAATTCCTAGAAGAAAATAATGCCATTATTGATCATAAATTAAATTCATCATTTATAAAGAAATATGATGTATCCTTTAATGAAATTTATTCGGTTTATCATGATGTATCTATACCTAAATGCATCTGCGGTAAGGACTGTAAAATACTTACTTTTAATAGTAAACCATTATATTATTGTGGTAATAAAAAGTGTAAAAATTCTTTATTAACAAGAGAATGGATACAAAATCCAGAAAATATTAATAAAGAATTTTGGATTAAAAATTTCTCTGAAGAAAACTTCATAAATATTCATAAAGTACACAAATATCATAATTTATCTTATACAGGAATTTACTTAAAAATAAAAGAATTTAATCTAAAAATAAAGAAAATAAATAAAGTAGAACAAGAATTAATGCATATAATATCAAATGCAGTTCAAAATACTAGACAAATAATAAAACCACTTGAATTAGATATTTATTCAGAAGAATATAAATTTGGAATAGAATATAATGGTTTGATGTGGCATTCTATAGGAGAGTCAAAGCATAGTATGTTTAATAACTTGAAAGATGAAGATATATTAAAATATAGACATTTAAATAAAACTAACTTATGTAAAGAAAAAAATATACAGTTATTTCATATCTTTGAGAATGAATGGATAGATAAAAAGAAAAAAGATATATGGACTTCTATTATTAAAGAAAAAATGAACAAAAATAAAATAATTAATACTAAACATACCATTATTAAAGAGGTTAACAAAGAAATAACTAAAGAATTTATTGGAGATAATCATTTAGAAAGATATATTGATTCAAGTATTAATCTAGGTTTATATAAAGATAATATACTCTATTCTATGATGTGTTTTAATATTAAAGATGAACATTTCACTCTTACAAGAATGTGTAATAAAATAGGTTATTCTTTAGATAATAGTAAAATATTAGATTATTTTGAAATAGAATACAAACCTAAAACCATTACTATAGAAGTTAATAGAAGATTTGATAATGGAGATAATCTAATAAAACTTGGTTTTTCATATATAGAAGATACAAAATGTAATTGTTTTTATTTTAATCCAAAGGAAAAAATATTAAAAAACAAATATTGTAAAAATGACAGAAAAATATTTGATTCAGGACACACTATATATAAAAAATATAAATAATACAAATAACAAAAATAAAGGATATAAATTGGAAACAATAAATGAAATCAAAGAAGTAATTACACATGCAGAGAAAAAAGAATTTTCTGCATTTGCAGATAAAGTAAGAATAAGTTTAGAAGATAAACTTCGCAATAATCCAACGGTAAAAAATAATAAAACAGAATTTCTAAAGATGCAATCAATGAAAGATGCTTTTGCCAAAGTAACTGCATCAAAAGAAACACCGGAAAATACTCCGGAAAATACTCCGGAAAATACTCCAGAAAATACTCCAGAAGAAACACCAGAAAATACTCCAGGGACTGAAGATTGATTTCTTTAGTTCACAATGCATAGTATATATATATATATAAATAATACAAATATCTATAAAACAAAGGAGGAAATTATATGAAATTAATAATTGAAGACGCGGTAGGACTTGATGGTTCAATTCAAGATGAACTAAATGAATCAAGTGGTGCTACAGAACGAAACTATTATTTATCAGGAGTTTTTAGTACACCAGATACAAAAAATAGAAATGGAAGGATATATTCAAGGGCTATTTGGGAAAGAGAAGTAGCGGCATATAATAAAGAAATTAAAAATAAAACTATTAATACACTTGGAGAATATCAACATCCTCCTAGAAGTACAGTTGATCCTATGAAAGCAGTAATGAGAATTACAGAATTAGGTTTCAAAGATGATGGTCAGGTATGGGGAAAATGTAAAATTCTTAATAATAATAGCAAAGAAACAAATGCTATTAAAGGACTTATTAAAGAAGGAATTAAAATTGGTGTTAGTACAAGAGGTGTTGGTAAAGTATCAGCAACTGGAGTAGTTGAAGAATATAAAATGATTACGGCAGATTTAGTAGATATGCCTAGTAATTATGGAAGTGATTTAACAGGCGTTATTGAAGGTGTTCAACTTCTAAATGGTATAGTACAAGATAAAGAATATAGTATTGATGAAAATGGTTGTATTGGCGAAGCTTGCTCTATTATGACAGAGTCAAGAGATTCAAAAGAAATAAGCAAAAAGCTTAAAGAATTGAATTATGAATTAGCAAGTTCTATGGGTGGTCAAAAAATATATCATAAGAAAGGTGAAAAACCTTATACAGATATGGTTATTGTAAAAGGTAAGGACGTTAAGGCATCTAATCCAGAAACACAAAAGCTATTATCTGAGTATAATACTATGACAGAGTCAAGAGAAGATAATGAACCTTGTCCAATACAAGAAAAAATCACTGAAGCAATTTCAACTCTTAAAAAAGATATTATTCAAGATATGTTAGAGCATGTGGAAAAATTCAATGAAGATACCAAAGAAAGTTTAATTGAAAGTATAAGTGATTTTTTAGTTAATTCTAAAGAAGTACAAGAAGAAGTACAAGAAGTACAAGAAGAAATTCAAGATATTGGTGATAATTTAGAAAAACCTGTACTTGAAAATGCCGAAAATATTGATAAAGAAAGTAAAAAATCACTTGATTTAGAAACAGCCAAGACTCTTATTGAGGCATTAAAGAAAGTAGAAAAAGTAGATGAAAAGACAGTTGATAATTTAGTTAAACTAGGAATATTATCTAAAGAAGAATTTAAAAAAGCTATGAATTTTAAAGATAATTGTGATTCATTCGAAGAATTTAAAGATGAATTTCCAAATATGAAAGCATCGGCACTTAGGATATTTCAAGACTTATTTTAAACAATATAAATAATTCTAGTATAATATACTATATATAAAAAATTATTGATAAAAATGACCGAAATAGTCATAAAACTAACTAATTTTTATCGATAAAAATTAAAAACACAAGGGAGAATAAAACATGAAACAAATTTTAGAAAATTTGGAATTAGATGAAGAAATCAAAACAGAATTATCTGAATCTTTTGATAAAGCTGTTCTTGTTGAAGCTGTTAAATTGGCAGAAACTAAAGAAGAAGCTTATGAAGAATATATGATGACTCAAATGACTGAGATGAAAGAAGACCTAGAAGAAACTTTAGATGCTTATCTTGAAAAAGTTGTTGAACAATTCGTAGAAGATAATGCTTTTGCTATGGAAGAATCAATTAAATCAGAAAAATATAGCGCAGTACTTGAAGGTTTCAATTCTTTAATGATAGCAACAGGTGTAGAAATTGCACAAATTGCTGAAGCAAAAGAAGAAATTGAAGAAAATACTAATGAATCAGCAGAAGTTATGGCTGATAAATTAATGAAAGAAAATATTGCTCTTAAAGAAAAAAATGCTGAATTACTTAAAACAGGACTTATTAAAGAGTCAACAGAAGGTATGACACCAATTCAAAGAGATAAATTTCTTAAACTTGCTAAAATAGTTGAATTTAATGCTTCTAAACCAGTAGATTTCATTGAAAAAATGGATACTTTAGTTGAATCAATTAAAGGTGAAAAAATACCTGAAGTTAAAGAAGTTAAAGAAGATAAAGTAGAAGAAATTGTTGAAAAAGTACAACCTGCATATATTACAAATGCAAGTCACTTATTCTAATATATAAATAATTAAAACAAAACAAGGAGAATTAAAAATGGAACAACTTACAGAAAAATACTCAGACATCTTAGAGTCAGCAAAAATGCCAGCTATTAAGCAGTCAGAAAAATCAAATATCGCTCTTTTATTAGAGAATCAAGCTCAAGAAGAAAATAGACTTATTACAGAGGGAACTGTTGCTACAGATGTTGCACAATTCACTCCAATTTTCATGCCTCTTGCAAGAAGAATTCAACCAGCATTAATCGCTAATGAATTAGTTGGTGTACAACCATTAACAAGTCCTACAGGATTTATTTATACACTTGCATTTAGATATACAGGTATGGGCGCTAATGCTACAGATAAAACAGGTGGAAGAATATCTCCAGTTGCTGGTGGCCAAATTATTGAAGTTGCAGTTACAGGTACTGCCCCAGTTAAAGGAGATACAGTTAAAGTAGGCGCTGCAAGTGCAGTAGTTATTTATGTTGAAGATAATTTCTTCTTAATTGATGCTAAAATTGGTTCAGCAACTGCTACATTGACTGATGATACTTCAGATGCTAATGAAATCGGTACTATTACAGTTACTTATTCAAATGAATTAAGTTTCCAAAAAATTCTTAAAGGTTATACAGGTTCACTTCCAACTAGTGAAGCAGAATTACTTGGTTATGATATGTCTGAAGTTGGTTTTGATATTATTCAAACTCAAATTGGTGTTGAATCAAGAAAACTTAAAGCAGAATATACTGTAGAAATGTACCAAGACCTTAAAGCAATGCATGGTCTTAATGCTGATGAAGAATTAATGAATATGATGGCTGTTGAAGTTCAAAACGAACTTGATAGAGAAATTGTTAATAAAGTAAATGCTTGGGCTGCTCCAGCTGGTGACTTTAAAATTGGTGGTACAGATGCTTCTGGTTCTGCTAGATTTGAACTTGAAGGTATGGCTCACTTAGGTCTTAAAATTGCTAATGAAAGTAGAGAAATTGCTAGATTAACAAGAAGAGGAGCAGGTAATGTTCTTATTGTTTCTCCTAAAGTTGCTACAGTTCTTGAACAAGTTAAAGGTTATACTCCAATTGCTAATGATTCTACTGTTAATGCATCTGCTGTTGGTGTTGCTGTTATCGGTACATTCAATAAAATGAAAGTTGTTATGGATGCTTTTGCTTCTAGTGAATATTGTACTGTTCTTTATAAAGGTTCAGATAGACGAGATGCAATTGGATACTATGCACCTTATGTACCAATTTCTTTTACGAGAGTAGTAAATCCAGCTTCTGGTCAACCTGCAATAATTTTAAATTCAAGATACGGAATCAAAGAAAACCCTATGAATAGTAAAGATTCTGCAGGAATATATGCTAGATCATTTTCAATTGATTTTGCAGATAGTCTTTTAAGTAAATAATCTCTGGATTATTGCTTAATTAAGTAATAGTTAGTTATACTATAAAATAACAAGTAGGGTGAAATTCCCT